TCGGCATTATGATTGTCGGTGGTCTAGTAAAACAATATGGAGTGCTAAACGAAGTATTCGTAGCACTCCGCAAAACATTCAAGTCAAATAGACTTGTCGTTGCTGCTACTGCTCTTGCTGGTGGTGTTCTACCCATTGAAGGGCGAGTTGTTATGTCAGCTCCCCTTCTGGATTCCATCTCATCAGACAAGGCACAATCACGATCCAAGTTTGGCATCGTAGATTATCTTTCAACCCACCACTATTACTGGTGGTCGCCACTTGAGAAGACAGTTGTTCTTCCGATGGCAGCTCTGGGTCTTTCTTATACTCAGTTCATGGGTTATGCTATTGTTCCGCTGCTAATTACACTAGCATTTGCTGGTGTGTTTATCTTCAAATACGTCAAGGAAACTGACGTTGAGATCGTAGATGACAACCGAGTGGGTCAGTTTAGTTGGAACAAACTTGTAAAAGGTTGGGGTCCTATTGCTGCCACCATGGTATTCCTTGTGAATTATGGTGATCCTGATATGCCCTATCTGTTCTCAGTTTGGTTCCTTGGACTTGCTGCTTACTACTCATTCATCTGTAATGACTGGAAGTGGGGTCGTTATATCAACTGGAAATTCACTGGATTTGCTGCATTAGTTCTTGCTCTTGCTGCTGTCTTTAGTGAAATCAAGGGTCCTGTGATGGAGTATCTCAAGATCACTTCTGCTGCTGGTCCTGCTGCTCTCTTTACAGTTTCTGTTGTTGGTTTCCTGGCTGCCTTTGCCATGGGTTCCTCTGGTAAGTATGCTGGTATCGTTGCTCTGCTCGCCAAAGCATTTGGTCCCCAATACTTGACATGGTTTATGTGTGTGGAGTATAGTGGTTACATCCTCTCCCCCATGCACAAGTGCCTGCTGATCGGTCAGCAATACTTCGGCACTCCTATCAAGACATATTACAAGGTGCTTGGCGCTTTGATCGTTTGTCTGCTAGGATATGGGGGTCTCACACTCCTTGGTACATGATCAAACCCACAGTCATCCTTGAACGCTCCCCGTACCGCTACGTTCAGTGCGGTACGCTGGAGATCAACGGGAAACCTGACTATCGCATTCAAAAGTTCAACGAATGGACCAAGCGTTATCAAGATATGTACTACCTTGATAACCAAATGCAACTTGACACTTGCCTTGAGGATCCTGAATATACCAAATGGTTAGATCCAGACCCCGAGGTAGGTGCTTATCGTAAATTTGACTGAGGTTACTATGAGCGTACAATCACATCTAGAAACTGCTGAAGAGGCAGTCCGTCAAGCACTGATCAATGCTCTTGCTGAGGGTGATGATCACTGGCTTTCTGAATTGTTTGACCTTCTGAAACAAACAAGTGGTCTGAAAAAGAAAATGTCTAATCTTATTCGCAACACTGATAACACAATTGATTGGGCGAAAAAGTATTCCGAGTACAATTTCAACCTTTCATCGGACTATCTAAATAGTCCAGACGTGATTAGATTCCCAACGGATAAAGTTGATCTCGGACTTGATTGAAAACAGTGCCCTGGTGGAGTCAATGACCCACGCCTCGGGATGGCGATAAAAGCGCCCTGGTCGGGATGGTCTTATGACCCCTGGAGTTTCCAGTTTCTCTAAAGAACTGGTGGTGCGGATGGGACTCTCTCCCGCCTGGTTTATATGTTCCAGTCAAAAATATATTGGTGGTAAATCCCCTTCCGTGTGGTTGATTTCCTATTTTGCATCTGAACTAAAATAGGTGGCGAGCCTAGCATGGGAGGATTGACCCCCTCCCGCCCTGCGGACATGGTGTAGCGGTAACACGTCATCCTTCCAAGTTGAAATCACGGGTTCGATCCCCGTTGTCCGCTTTTTATAAATACTTCTAGCTCGGGAAACTGTCTTCAGGACTGGAAGTATGTCAAAAATTCTTGCGAATCAGATCGCTAATTATTCAGATGATTCTCCTATTGAGATAAAGGAAGGTCTGAATATTCCAGCTGGAAAACCGCTTCAAGCAGCAGGAGACTCTGGCACTAACGGACAAGTTCTGTCATCAACTGGTTCTACAGTTGAATGGACGACACCGTTTGATGGTAACTATAATTCTCTAACAAACAGACCAACAATTCCAGCAGCACAAGTCAGAGCAGACTGGAATGCTGTTGGATCAGTTGCCGAGATCTTAAATAAACCTACTATCCCAGCACAACCAAGTGTTGTTATTAATCCGTCACCATCAGGTTCTGGAAACCTTTCATACAGTTCTGGTAACGGACAATTTACATTTACTCAACCAGATCTTTCTGCGTATCTAACATCATTCACAGAAATTGATCCAGTATTCTCTGCATCACCAGCTAGTGATATTCTTTTATCTGATATTACTAACTGGGATACGGCATACGGATGGGGTAACCATGCTTCTGCTGGTTATGTTACTGGTCTTGACATGGAAGATCTTGGTAACGTTGATATTTCTGGTGGTCTTTCGGACCAGCAAGTTCTCAAGTGGAATGCTACTAACAGTGCTTGGGAACCAGCAAATGATTTGGTTGGTGGCGCTCAGGGAATTCAATTTGTTGATCTTTCTGTTACTACAGCACCAGCTGGAACAGCAGCACTGTCATACAACAATACAAACGGTGTCTTTACCTTCACACCACCCAATCTCTCTGGGTATCTAACGTCATTTACTGAGACTGATCCTGTATTTGCTGCCTCTCCTGCTGCTAATGTAACTCTATCTAAAATTAATCAGTGGGATACTGCATATAGTTGGGGTAACCATGCTAATGGGGGTTACTTAACAGCAGAATCCGATACTCTTGCTACTGTAACTGCTAGAGGTGCTACTACAACTAGTGCTATTTCTGTTGGTAGAGTTGATCTTGGAGATGCTGTTGGTAATTTAACAACAGGTTCTGGATATTTGAAGCTCGGTGCTAGTGATGATTTTTACTTGTGGCATTATTCTCAGCAAAATAGAAATCAAATTACCAATCAGTGTCCTATTGATATTCAGTCTAGCGAAATCAATCTTACTAACGGATCTACTTCATTCTTTGTTGGCACTAATTCATATAGTTTGATTAGACACGCAGAAGATACTAATTCTGCAAGTAATAGAAGACTTATTACAGAGGGTTCTGGTACACAACTTGTAAAAGATCTTCGCATAACAGATTCTGCTGATGCTAATAAATTTAAATTTACTACAGGTGAAAGTCCAGAACTAGACATCTTTATTAATGGTACTGGAACAGAAACTCTTAAGATATTTGGCGGTAGTAAAGAAGCATATATCAGAAATATTGGTGGAACTGGATCTGGTGGTGGGATTAATATTGAAGGACGTAGTGGAGTTGCACTGTATTCTAATAGTCATCTTTGTGTTTGGGCAAAATCTACTGGAGAGGGTGTTCTTTTATATCAAACAGCAGAAAAACTAACGACAACTAACACTGGTGTAACTGTTACTGGGGATCTAAACTTCACTGGAAATCTTCTCAAGAATGGATCTTCATTTTCTTCTGTAGCAAAAGCAACTATTTCTGACACTGCTCCTGGATCTCCTAGTGTTGGTGATCTCTGGTGGGAATCTGATAAGGGACGCCTCAAGATCTACTACAATGATACTGACAGCTCGCAGTGGGTTGATGCTTCACCACCACTTCAGCAAGATAAAATTGCTACATCTGCTGCTCCCGCTACCGCATCTTCAACTGGAACTGCTGGCGAGATTAGATATGATAGTGGATATGTTTATATCTGTGTTGCTACCAATACTTGGAAGAGAGCAGCACTAACAACTTGGTAAAAATAAATAAGACGGAAGGAGCATACTAAGAAATGGCAATCAATTTTCCCTCAACAGTAGGGCAGGCAACTGACGGAACTTTTACTTATACTGCAGCAGGTATAACGTATTCCTGGAATGGGGAAAGTTGGACTGCTGCTGGTAGTGGTGCTACTGCTACAGATAGAACAGTTTTTAGTGCAACAAATGCTACTGCTTCTGGAGGAGGATCTCTAGCATACAATAGTAATACTGGTGTATTTACATTTACTCCTCCAAACCTTAGTGGTTATCTAACATCTGTTGGAGTTATTAATAACCATACGGATGTTAATATTACTAATGTTGCTAACGGACAATTACTTAAGTATGATTCGTTCTCTGGAGATTGGATTAATTTTACTCCAAACTATCTGACATCTTATACCGAGACAGATCCTGTATTTTCTGCATCCGCAGCTGCTAATGTTACCACACAAAAAATTACCAACTGGGATACGGCATACGGTTGGGGCAATCATGCTTCTGCTGGATATCTAACTGCACTTCCATCAAGAACTACAGCACAAACTACTACAGTTCCTGTTGTTAGCAATGGATCTGTTGATATTTCTATCACAACTCCTGCTACATATGCACTGCTGAAGATTCAAACTTCACATGCCGCATGGGTGACACTCTATACAGATACAACCAGTAGATCAAATGATTCCAGCAGAACAGAAACGACTGATCCTACTCCTGGTTCTGGTGTTATTGCTGAAGTCATTACTTCTGGTAATGCAACTCAGTTAATTTCTCCTGGAACAATTGGATTTAACTCTGCTGGTACGGGAACAACATATGCTAAGGTTGTAAATAAGAGTGGTGCCACGGCTAGTATTACAGTAACTCTACACTACGTTAAACTAGAGGGTTGATATGGATAAGGAATACGTTGTAACGCTTTACAGGAAAGAAGACCTGGAGCAGTTTTACAATGAGATGCAACTTACCAATTTTCCTTTGGTGTTAAAGCGTCCTCTTAGTAGGAACACTCACTACATGATGACTGAGGAACAGGCAGAACAACTTCGCCAAGATCCTAGAGTCTGGGGTGTAGAAGCAGTTGATAGTTTTAAAATCAGACCTCAAGTAATCAACAATGAACCTTATGTGAAGGCTGGTAACTTTTGGAAAGATGACACAGTAGCACCAGCAACTGTAAGTCCAAATGATTTTCAGTGGGGACACTTACATGTTGCTGGAAGCGCAGCTCAAAGAGGAAAGAATCTTTTCGGACCAATCGGTTCTGGGTGGACATACGAACAAGTCACTGAGAGTGTAGAAGTATTCAACAGTGGAAGACACGTTGATGTGGTTATTGTGGATGATCCTGTATCATATGATAGTCAGGAATGGTATAGCCCAACAACTAATCAGACAAGGTTCGTTCAGTACCAATGGTTCAATGAACTGAATACTATTGTGAATGGTATTGATGACGACGCACAAACAGAACCAACTGGAGCAATTACATATGGAACTAATGCTGCCTCGGCATCTTATCATGGTATTCATGTAACTGGAACTGTTGCTGGTAAGCATTATGGGTGGGCGAGAGAAGCAAACATCTATAATCTAGCAGTGACAGGTGCTTGGCCTTCGGGACAACAAGTTGGTGCTCTACTTATCTTTGATTACCTCAGAGCATTCCATCTTAATAAACCAATCAATCCAGAGACTGGAAAGAGAAATCCTACTATTACCAATCATAGTTATGGTGGAATTATTGGAATGCCAAATGATAATCTTGTATTTACTGATCTAACATCTGTATATTATCAGGGTGTGACATATAGTGCTGGTAATCCTGGTCCATCTGGATGGACGCAAGCAGGAGTTGAGGCAGATTTTGGAGTTAGGTTTGGAGTAGATGTGTATCCATCATGGAATTCTGCAGTTGCCGCTGACGTTCAAGACGCAATTGATGATGGGGTGGTTGTAATTGGTGCTGCTGGAAACGACAACTTACTGATAGCAGAGGTTGGAGATGCAAACTACAATAATTATCTAACAGTTTCTGGTGTTGGAAGTTTCTATTACAACAGAGGAGGTTGGCCTAACACTCCTGATAGTGGTGCTATTAATGTTGGTGCTCTTAGTAAGCAAGGAGATTTCAGAAGATCAACCTATACGCAATTTGGTCCTGCTATTGATGTCTTTGCACCTGGAGATAACATCCTATCCGCCTTTGGCAACACGGGATTGAATGATACTAAAGTTGGTTATGGTGCTGGTAATTATTTCTATCCTATCAATGGAACTAGCATGGCATCTCCTCAGGTATGTGGAGTGATTGCTTGCTTGGCTTCTGGCAAAGAAAGATTTACGCAAGCAGATGCTCTTGGATATTTGAATACTCATAGCATCTATAATAATATGGCATTCAATAATTCTGGTGGATCATACACTGATCCTACATGCCAGAAAGGAAGTCCAAATAAGTATTTGCACATTGAGAATCCAAGACGTTCAACTGGATACACTGGAGAGGTAGTTGGTAAGAGAACTAATGGCATGACATTCCCTAGACCTAGAATGTATCATCAATCGTAGGGGCATAAATAAACCAGAGCACTAGTATCCATCTTTGGTAAGATAAATGGCTGATCGTTTTCCACTTATTGTTAATGCGATTTCAAAGAAGATTGAAGAAATTGTAGCAGGTGACAATTTGGAATTGACTGGTAACGGTATTGTTATCAGTGGAGATACTGGAACAGGAAAATATTTAACAAGCGATGGCAACACAGTTTTTTGGGATTCTCCTGGTGATGTTTATTTAAATCTGACACAAACACTCACTAACAAGACTTTTCAATCCTGCAATATTTCGGGATCTGTAAATACTATAACTAATATTCCAAACAGTTCTCTTGTAAATCCTGGCATTACTATAAATGGTGCTCTGATTGCTCTTGGTGGATCAGTAATAACTCCAAACGATAATACAACATATTCTGTTTCCGCAGTTGATGGACTAACATCAGCACAAAAACTTATTAGACTAACTAGCAGCACTAATGTAACAGATGATGTAGCTATTGCAGTTGGATCTCCAGCATCTGTCCCTGCTGGATCAAATGCTCTTTCTCTTGCTATTGCTAGAACTGGAGATACTATTACTTTATCTGGAACTGTTGTAGATAACAACACAATTACCACACTTCAATCAGGGACTGGTGGATCTCCAGTTACTGGAGCAGTAACTATTGCTGCAGGAAACTTCACGACAGTTTCGCAAGTTGGTAATACTATTACTATTACGGGTCAGGATACTGATACGATCACGAAGTTGAGAGCAACTACAGGACAAACTCTTGCTTCTGGAAACTTTACTTTCCTTGCGAGTGGTGCTACTTCCGTGGCGCAAGGTGTTGATGGAAATGGCGATCCTACAATTACATATAGCTCAACTAATACTGTTACTAGAGTAAAGGGTGGTGCTGCTGGATCATTCCAGTCTGGTGATATTACCATCACTGGTGGAACAAATGTAACAGTTTCTCAGGCTGGTAATACTGTTACTGTTGCATCAACTGATACAAACAGTGTTACTAAGGTAGCAGCAAACTCAGAGACACTTGCTTTCGGTGACTTTAGATTATTGGCATCTGGTGCTACAAGTATTACAACAGCAGATAATGCTGGAGTAAAAGAGATCACAATTAGTTCTGTCAATACTGATACTGGTGCTCTTGCAACAGCATCTGGTGGTATTGTAAAATCCGCAGAGGATTTTAGACTAAAGAATAATGCAAACTTCACTGGCAATACGCTAATGAAGTGGGACAGTGGTAACTTACAACTAGCAAATAGTATTATCGCAGATAATGGTTCTACTGTTACTATTGGTGGAGACTTAGTTGTTGAAGGAACCCAGACCATTCTGAATACTACTACTCTAAAGGTAGAAGATAATATTATTGAACTCAGAAAGGGTGTTAGTATCACTGGTGCTGATGGTGGCATTCAGGTCAATCTTACAACCGATGCAAATGAGAATGTTGTAACTTACAGACAACTTCAATGGTATAATGCTGGTGGATACTGGAGATCATTTGATGGTTCTGTTGCCAACAGATTTGTAACAGAGAATGAAACTCAAGTTCTTACAAACAAGACACTCACATCACCAACTCTAACCAACCCAACTCTTGGTGCTGCCACAGCAACAACAATCAATGGTCTTTCAATTGTTGCAACTGCATCTGGCGTTCTTGACATTGCATCAGCAAAAACTCTGAATGTTGATAGAGACCTTACACTCACATCAGATAACAACACTGGCAATATCAACATCAACTTCAGGAGTGGTGGTAACGTAGCATATAGATCTGACACTCTTGCTTCGTTCTCTTCCACAACATCCACTCAGCTACGTGGTTTGATTTCCGATACAACTGGTCTTGATCGCCTTGTATTCCAGACAAACCCAACAATTCTTACTGGTATCTCTACAACCTCTGTTGGATTTACCCTACTCAATTCTGGTGCTACTTCTATTACAGCATTTGGTGCTGCAGCAGCGATTGATATGGGTGCTGCTGGTGGTACATTCACAATCAATCAGAACCTAGTTGTCAAGGAAGACCTTACAGTTGGTCTTACAATTTCTGATAACTTCATTTGTAATGCTCGTCTTGATGCTCGCTTGGGTGACATTATTATTAGAGGTGCTGCTACCAATCCCATGAGAGTTGGTCGTGGTATTGGTGAAGTCAATACCAATACAGCTCTGGGTGTAAGGGCAATCAACTCTGCATCTTCTGGTTCTCAGAACACTGCTGTTGGTTACGAAACCCTCTACACTACCAACATTGGTGCTGCTAATACTGCAGTTGGTAACAGAGCATTGAGAGCAAATGGTATTGGATCAAACAATATTGCAATCGGACGTGACGCTCTGCTAGTCAATCTCTCTGGTAATAAGAACATCGCCATTGGTAACAACGCGATGGAGAGCATGAGTACAGGTGAGGCGAACGTCTGTATCGGTCACTATGCTGGTTATGGTATCACTGGTACTGGTAATGTTCTGATCGGTCCTGCTGATGATGAGAACTCAACTAACGCAACCTATGCTCCAGATAATGCTGGTGGAAGCAGACAGCTTGTTATCGGTTCTGGAACAGAAGCATGGATCAAAGGTGACAGTACATTCAAGGTCACTATTCCAAACAACCTGACAGTAGATGGTGATACTCTCATTCAAGGATCACTGACAGTAAATGGAACTCTTACCACAATCAACTCAAACGTTGTGGAAGTTGATGACAAAGAGATCACACTTGCTTCTGTTGCTCCTGCTACATTCCAGGCAGTCACTGTAACTAACTCAGCAACGATCACTGGTGTTACTCCTACATCTGGATTGATTCCTGGTATGGAAGTCAATTCAGTAACTGGTGGTATCAGCGTACCAGTAGGAACTATCATCGTTTCTATCACAGGTAACACTGCTACCTTAGATAACGTTGTAACAGGTAGCGGTACTGCGACATTTACATCTCCTGGTGCATCTGATCTGTCTGCGGATCAAGGTGGTATTCGCGTCAAAGGAACTACAGACAAGAGAATTTACTACGATCACTCAAGAACTGACAAGTATTGGGTGATGACAGAGAACCTAGAACTTTCGTTCGGTAAGAAGTTTGTTATTGGTAACCAGCTAGCACTCAGTTCAACAACACTTGGAGCAACGGTTGTCAATTCTTCACTCACATCTGTTGGAACTCTAACTGGACTGAGTGTTGATGGTGCTATCACTCTCGGTGGTGTGGTTACTGAAAAGGTATTCAATAACTACTCAACAACCCTAACACCATCCTCAAATATTCTTACCATCAACCTCTCTGCTGCCAACACAGTTTGTGGAACACCAGCAACGCAGGCAATCAACGAGTGGGCGTTCACGAACACTGGACTTGCTAACGGACAGTCCAAGACAGTGACCCTAATTCTTTCTGCTAACACTGCTGCTACTTACGGTGACGCATGTAGTGTTGATGGAAACTCTGTGACAAACGGTGTTGAATGGTCTGGTGGTTCTCCACCAATTGCTACATCAAACACAGACATTCTTACCTTCGTTATTGTCAAGGATAATGCTGGTGTCACCAGAGTATTCGGACAAGGCAACACAGACTTCAGCTGAGGATAGATAGATGCCAGTAGGTTTTAATAGTCCTGCCAGAAACCTTTTCCTTCTAGGTTCCTCTGGCGCACAAGTTGTAACAAACTTCTTCAAAACAATCGATCAGTCGGCAGGAACTGATGGTGTTTATCTACCAGATGAAATCAAATATAACTTTGTAGATCAAAAGTTCTTACTTGCTGGTTCTGCGGAAGACAGTAACTCAAAGGGATTTGGCTGGTTTGAAAAGAGAGATCAAGCTGGAACTGCTGATTGGGATGTAAGAGTAGAAGCTGGAGTGGGCATCAATACAACTCTACGTGCCATGGAGTTGGATGCTAATGATAATCTAATTGTTGTTGGTAAGACTGCTAGTATTCCATGGATCGCCAAGTATTCTAATGGTGGCGTGATTGATTGGCAATCAACAACTAACTCTGCTGATGTAGAATACACTGGTATCACTTCTGATGCTAATGGGAATTACTATGCCTGTGGTAACACACCAGTGGCAGGAGAAGCACAAGCATTTGTAGAGAAATTTGATGCTAGTGGTAATCCTGGATGGGGCAAGTCCGCATTCATGCTTGGTAGAGATGTTGTCCTCAATAAAGTTGCTGCTAATACCAGAGGAGAAGTAGTTGCAGTTGGATACTTAGAAGATAACATTTATAACAAAGGATATATCGTCAAGATCGATACTAATACTGGTGAAGTGTTGTGGGATAGAACACTACAACCAGATTGGCAGGGTGACATGCTGAACTGTACTGATGTTTATATTGATAGTAATGATCAGATCTATGTTACAGTAAATGGTTTTTCTGTTGGATACCTTCTGAAATACACTGCCGAAGGTAATATGATTTGGCAGAAAGTAAGTAACGATAGTGCTGCAAGTACAATTACTTTCGATCAAGTAAAGTCTGATGGTGAAACAGAGCAGACTATTGTGTTTGGAACTTACACTGATCCAATCTTCAACGACACTTCTGGAATTCTAAGTAAGTATTCTAAAGATGGATCTTTGGTGTGGAGAAGAACTGTTTATAGCAACTACAGTTCTCCAGCATTATTCTCTAATGTCAATCTAGATGCAGACCCATCATTCTATTATCTTCTCTATGTTGATGATGCAATTGATGGACTAACTGGAACTCCAGATAGATATACATTTGGTAAAGTCAGCAGCTCTGGTAATGGTCTAGGTGCTTTCCAATATACAGAGGGAACTGGTGTTCCTATTGACTACAATATCCTTAGTGTAGGTGATACTGTTGGCAGATTATCAGACGGATCAGTTCAAAGTAACACCAGTGATCTCATCTCGTATCCTTTCAACGGAACTAAAATTCTTTTTGATGACCTTGCCACTCAGGTATCAAACAAGAAGCGTCAGATGGATACTGCTGGTAGCTTTGAGTATAGTGGTAGTCCTGCTATTAGACCAGCTGACTTCCAAGAACTGAACCTGTTGGGTGGTGTTGGCATCACTTCGGAAACTACATCAACATTTATAGGTAATAGTTATAATATTTCCGACGCTCCACTAACTAATAATCCGCTATGGACTGTAAGTTCTTTCCCAAATGGAACATTACGAATTGATCTTGTTGGGGTTCCATCAGGCCCTAAAATCGATGCTCTTACCAGCTTCGTTAATGATGCTGTGGCTGGAGATAGCATTACTGGATCTAATAGCGATACTTATAGTCAATTAACGACTATAACTCTAACTAGTTCATTTACTGAAGTATCTTCAGGTATTTGGGAAGCCAGTTCTACTTCTGATCGTGCCCCAAGTTCTAGTAGTTATTATATATCCGTTAATTACACTGGACCACCAGTTTTCTATTCGCCAATTTTGTATTTTCCATACTATAATATAACTACCATTACAACTTGGGCGGATCAATCAGGTAAAGGTAATAGTGGAACAGTAAATGGTGCCACCTCCAACGCCGCTGGATACTGGGAGTTTGATGGAGTAGATGATAGAATTTTGATTGATGATGATGGTAGATTTCACCTTGCTGAAAATGGCGGAAACTTTGGAATTGAAGCATGGGTAAGACGAACTGGAGATGGAAATGCTTTTACCACAATTGTTTCTTCTTGGGGACAAAGCACAGGAGTAGATAACTGGATTGTTTCACATGATTCGGGAGATCTTACTTTTACGTGGGCTCCTTATAGCACTGGTACTAGTTTTCTTACTGGCGGTTCTCTTACTCTAAACAATTGGCATCATGTGGCAGTCACTGGAGATGGAACTAATTTCACGATGTATGTGGATGGAGTCCAAACAGCAAGTGGAACAGCAAGTGGATCTGCTGCTAGTTCTTTATCTTATGTCGAGATAGGACACTATGGTGCCACCACAGGAAGTCCTCAGTTTGGTGCTGGTAGTTGGTTTGTTGGAGACATCGGTGAAGTTCGTATCTATCCAAGAGCTCTAACAGCAGCACAAGTCTTCCAGAACTACAACGCTACCCGTGAAAAATATACTGGCGTTCCAGCAAGCACAGATCCTGGTTTGACATCCACGAGAACCCCTGCCTGATAAATAGATAGAGCAAGAATTATCTATCCAGAGGCACTAAGTAATGGCGAGGAAATCCATTCAAAGTAATTACTATCTCTTTGATGCTTCAGCAAGAGAAGTTATCATCCCAGGCGGCATCCAAAGAGAGCAGTTGATCCTGATTACTAACGTTACTAATAACAAAGTAATCTATAATTTCTCGGATCCAGAGCTTACTGCTACTGCATACAGTATTCAGACTGACATTAGAAACGTTACGACAACCAGAGTTGTATTATCATATGATACAACTGGAATGTCAGACACAGACAAACTACAGATTGTCTATGATGATTTTGAAGAAACTGTAAAACCAGCAGAGACATACTATGATGCTGTAAATAAGCAGAGAGTATCCACACCTCAGTCTCAGATGGATACTGACTTTGAATATGGTACGCAGGATACCAAGTGGGAAGGTCTTGCTATGATCAACAACAACCCATTTGCATATAAGTCTGCATCACCAATTGTTATTACTGACGTTCAGGCAACTCAAAACAGTAGAGATATTGTTGTATCAGTAAATACTTCTCTATCAACTAGACCTGCTGCTGGATCTGCTATCTACATGCAGGACACAACATTCCCTGGCGCTAATGGTGTCTTTATTGTTGATAGTGTAGATGGTGGTAACCCATCAAACTTTACTTATACTGCTAAGTATAATTGGACTGCAGCATCTGGTGGTATTTACGACGCAGCAAGAACTGCTTTATATTCTGGTATTCATTACACTGGATCTGATATTGGTGGAACAATTACATTAGCAGCAGCATCTGGTGGTATGGCTGGAGCAGTTCAAGTTGATTGCACCCAGGCACATGGACTTGAAGTTGGTAACGAGATTGCTGTTGCTGGTTCTTCTGGTACAAATGTAAATGGATCGTGGACTGTTGCTAGAGTAGAAAGTCCAACTCGTTTCTATTACTTCCCAGACGCAACGCCATCTGGATCGGTCAATTCTGGAACCAAGAAACTCTATCCAAGACCACAAGGATCATCAATCCACCGAGCATTTGATGGTGGTGTGAAGTTCTCTACTAATTCTATTTCAAAGAACCAGCAAGCAATCAGACAGACAAAGCGTTACTTCCGTTATCAGTCTGGTAAAGGTGTAGCATTCTCAACTGGTTCTATTCTTGAACCATCAATCGAAAACATTGACAGCATCACGGCATCTGGAACAACTGTGACTGTTGTTTGTGCCGACTCTCATAACATTACTAGAGATACCGTTGTTGATGTAAGAGGAGTATATGATAACAACTATAACGGTATCTATCAGGTATCTAATGTAGTTGATGCATACACCTTCCAGTATGTTGCCACAGATGCTCCAAATGAGACGACAGCAGCAGGTGAATACACCGTAACTCCAGTCAATTCTTATGGAAACAAACTGGAAATCGGTATGATGGACCAGCAAAACGGTATCTTCTTCCGTTATGCTAGTGGCAATCTAAGTGTTGTTCGTAGATCATCAACCTTCCAGTTATCTGGTAAGGTATCGGTAACTCTAGGAAGCACTCTTGTTTCTAGTTACACGTCAGCAAACGGTCAGGGAACTAAGTTTGCTAAGCAACTCAAGCCTGGTGACTATGTTGTAATCCGTGGTTCATCCTATCGTGTTGATGGCATCATCTCTGATACTCAAATGGTAATCTTCCCAGATTATCGTGGTCCATCAGCGGGTAACGTACCTGTCACTAAGACAGTAGAGACTGAGTGGAACCAATCGGATTGGAATATTGACCGTTGTGATGGTACTGGTAAGTCTGGTTATACACTAGACCCAACCAAGATGCAGATGTTCTACATGGACTACTCTTGGTATGGTGCTGGTTTCATTCGCTGGGGATTCCGTGCTCTAGATGGTAACGTAATCTACGCTCACAAGATTCCAAACAACAACCAGAACACAGAAGCATACATGAGATCTGGTAACCTACCAGCTCGTTATGAAGTCAATACTCTACCACCCCTAACACAAACTACAAAGTCATTCTCTAACTCAGACACAACGTTGTATGTTGCTGGTGCTCCAACACACTTCCCCGAAAGTGGTACTCTACGTATCAAGAGAACAACTGGATCGACAACTGGAGTTCAAGAGTACATCAATTACACAGGTAAAACAGCATTCGTTCAGGATGTTATCAACGTAAATGCTGGTAACGTTATTGAAGTTGCATCAACAACTGGTCTTGTTCCTGGTGGTCAGCAGACAATTACGTTTGATACTCCATTCTCAAACGTTGTAGCAAACAAAACATACTTTGTTGCTGCTGTTCCATCATCAACAACATTCCAGATCACAACTACACAAGGTAGTTCAACTGGTATCACTCTACAACAGCAAGTTGGTTCTGCTATTTCTCCTCTTGCTCGTTCTTTTGCTGGTTCATTTACTGGTATCACTAGAGAGCAAGCAGGTGCTTCTGGTATTACCATTACAATTGCATCAGGTTCATCAACAGGAACTGTAAGTTCTGCAACTGGTATCCAGAAAGGACAGAGAGTAATTGGAACTGGTATCCCTGCAGATACATTTGTTCATTCTATCTCTGGAACTAGTGTATCTCTCAGTAAATCAGTTACATCTGCTAACCCAACTGGAGTAATCTTCTCTCCTCTTGGTGCAGGTTCAGCACAGACATTTACATATGATGCTAACCAACCAACTAGCGTTGAACTAATTGGTGCAACATCTATCCCACAGATCTCACACTGGGGTTCATCTGTTATCATGGATGGTAGATTTGACGATGACCGAGCATATGTCTATACTGTTGGTACTAAAACTCAGAGAACAATTAGTTCAGGTCAGACCAGAGCAATTCTTGCTCTTCGTGTAGCACCTTCTGTTGATAATAGTATTGCAGGAAACTTTGCAACCAGAGAACTTGTTAATAGAATGCAGCTAGTTCTTCGTGCGGTTGATGTTTCATCTACTGGTAAGTTCTTTGTTGAACTAGTCCTCAATCCAGTTCCAGATGTCAGTAACACATGGTTGAACGTTGCTGGTACATCCCTAGCACAATACTCTGTTCTAACTGATAACACTGACCTTCTTGGTGGTGAAGTTATCTATGGTTTCTACGTAGATACTGGCGTTCAATCGTATGATCTATCTGCTGTGAAGGAGATTTCAAACTGTATCCTTGGTGGCGGAACATCTAACTACGCATTTACAACTGCACCAAACCCAACTGGTATCTTCCCAGATGGTCCAGAAGTTCTCGCAGTTAGAGTAACAAACATCGCTGGTGGTAACAAGACTGTTGATGCTCGCTTCTCTTGGACTGAGGCACAGGCATAAATAATAGGTCAAATTGACCACACGATCATGTTACCTAAGGTTTCCGAAGGAGCAGACCGCGAAGAGAAAAGAGAATGGTTAGGTGATCTAGTTAGAATTATTATTCTAATCTGGAGCGCAGGTCTGCTCACCGCCTCATATGTGAGGCTTCCTGGTGGGCAAAAAGTCATGGACTTTGATCCCACATTTATCGCGTCTGTCTTCTCTGGATCCCTTGCTGGATTTGGTGTAGCAGTAGCAAGCAAAACAGGTATGAATGGTGGTGCTACTAATGGTGGTGGATCACTACCAGAAGCACCAGTATATTCCCGTCCAAGAGAAGAGGAAGAGAGAGCACAACCAGAAGTTCAACCTATCTGGGAAGAGCCAACTCCAGAACCACCTGTAGAAGAAGCACCTGCTGTTGATCTAGAGCAGCGTGTTGAGGCACTTGAAGCAAAAGCAGAAGAACCATCTACAGAAGAGAGGCCACGTAGAGGAGATCTCTGATGGAGTATATTATTTTTGCAATTGTGGGTCTGACTGAGGTTGGACCCAACCTTTGCAAGGTGGATTATCAACGCTATGTTGATGTACAATCCGTCACGTTACCATGTAATTTAATAAAAAGGAAACAAGACAATGCAAAAAGTATTTAATGCTCTAGCAGTTGCCTCGTTTGTGTTGAGTGCATCAGCAGTTGGTGCTGGTGTCTATGCTTACATGAATAGAGAAACTCTAATTGAGCAAGCAAAGCGCGAAGTTATGGAGGCAGTCATGCCTAAAGGTGTGAAGCAAATTACAGAAAAACTACCTATCAAACTACCATTCTGATGTATATCGCAAAGAGAGAAGGTTACGGTGGCACTTGGGATTACTTCCAAGACAACGTAAATGACAGTCCCAAATGGACCAAGGATAAGTCTAAGGCAAGAAAGTTTGCAAATGAAGACCTAGCCATGAAACATGCCAACCAGAGCGGTCTATATACTATTATTCTGGAGGCGGTAGATGGCACAAGCACCAGCGAAGGAGAAGCGTAAGCAAGAAAGAGATAACATCTTCTTGGATGTGTTATACAATTTGGTTGTATATGTTCCAGTATTGATTATCTCTTGGGTATGGGATAAAATCTCAGATTGAGAACTTGGCAGATAACTTCTTAGCAATCTTTTTAGCAGGGGCAAACAAGGGCTTAAACCTTGCTTGCCCTTCTTTTGTAAATTTACTTGAGATCACATCATCAATAATGATCTTGTTATCAATCTCATAGAGAGAATTGATCTCAACTTGGTCACGAATATATTGTTCTACGTTATCAACCTGCTCTACAAGTCTGGTTCCTTCAGCAGAGTATTCAAAGATATCAATATGTCCTCCTTCAGCTAGCACATAATGAAGGACTGGTTTGACTTGTTTGATCTTGACCTTGAATTTCTTTTTAGTTGCTTCTTTGATGAGTGGCTCAGCAGCGTTCTTGATGGTGTTGAATGCCGTTGTAGCAACCATCGTGGCAGCGGTAGTCACAACGGCAATAGAACCCGCTGTAGCGACCACAGAGGGGTCTGGGAGATCCACCTTGACCCCACCCACCGTGAAGGAGGGAGTGATAGGTTGTGGTGGAACCTCAATAACAGGAGCGATAGGTTGCGGTTGTGCTACCCCTGGGGGTGGTGGGGTAGGACTATCGGGTAACCCCCTGGTCTTATCTGCTTGTTCCTGTGCTTGCTTTTCTTTCTCCGCTCTCACAGCAGCATCAAACTCTTCCTGTGTAGGAACATCTATCACAGGATACTTGATAGAAGGATCTGGTGCTTGGAATACTGGTAGAGCCAACCCCCTAACAACAGGAACCTCTGCTGATCTAACGACAGGAGGATCTATAGTTGGGATAACACTAGGTCCACCAATGCCAATATTCGGTATTCCGTTGGCATTTATCTGTACGTTGGCAATTCCCTTGGCATTAATTGGTTGTATTTCCATTCACCACATCCTGAACTCTAGGATACTTCACAACAACATCAGCACAGATTTTGTGGTAAGGACTATCGGGATGGAAACTAATACCTCCTTTGATTGCCTCACCACACTTGAGTAGTCTGACTAACTCAAAGTCAAGTCTTGCCTTGTCTGCTTCTGCTTGCTGTCTTTTGATTTCAACTTGTGCTCTTGCCTTACAGATCTCTTGAAGTGATCCGTCCAAAGGAAAGTTGAATCCTAAACTCAAACCAGCATTACCAGAATGAGATTGGTAAGTTGTGGGATCAGCACCACCACTTAAGTTCCCCATAACAAATGGGGAAACACTCATTGTTGGTCCTTGACAACTAACTCCTGATCCATATGTATTGACTGCATAAGGTCCTTGTAATACTTGGACTGCTTGGTTAGTGACATTACCAGTAGCGGAAGCACTAGGGCCAGCGATATTAGTGTTACTAGGAGCAGATTGAGCATAAGCCGTGCCATAGAACAAGACTCCTATTGAGTAAAGACCGATATAGAATTTGTTGTAGATTCGGTAGTTGTAGTTCTTTCTATCCATGTTTCTTTTGCCACTCCAGGACCGAGATATGTTTCGCTGAACTGAAATGGAGCACCTTGAGTTTGAATGCTATAACTCATCCCAGGAGCAGGAGTTCCTGGGATGTTGATATTTGTTCCAGTTACAGTGTATGATGTGCCAGTAGTATATTCAATCTGTTTGATTGTCTCTACAATTTCTGTGTAAGATTTTGTTTCTGCTGTGATAGTTCCTCTGGTGAAGTTAGGAACGACTGATTCCGCTAGGGCATTATTATGAAAAGACCCTAGCAGGATCAAACCTGCTAGGTATTTTTTCATTTGAATACACTGAGCTCGATGGTTCTTTGACCCGTAGCAGTAGTTCCAGCACCACCAGCAGTAACGGTAGGAACACCTGTGGTTGATAGAGTACCAGCAAGAGATCCTTTGTCTCCGCCAACTTGAGTAACACTATCACCATAGAGATTAGGTGAAGCAATGACACCACCACTAACTGACTGTGTGGTTACAGGAGTATCAGCAGCATTGAAGCTCTCACTGAATGTGAATGATTGACCTGCCGTATTGATACTAGGAGTTGCATCAGAATATGCACCATTTGAACCTAGACCAAAACTGGTATTTTGACCGCTAAATTGTACGTTTGTACCTGAAACGGAGTACGATGCCCCAATTCTTGTTGATTGGATAGCAGCACCATCAACCTTTAGTTGTACCGAGTCAGTAATTTTTGAAGTAATTTCAGCAGCACTTACAGGAATAGCAAAGAATAACGAAAAGAGTAGAATAGATCTTTTCATTTTCTTGAAGTTTGGGTTCGTATTTATTTAGCCCAGGGTCCAATGTCAGAAGTGGCACACACACCTCTTGACAGAACGTAACATTTCCTATATACTTCTGTTATAATTCGTTACAAAACCCATGATTACCTCCAACGAACAGGGACAACAGAACATGTGGGCGAAAGAACCTACTATGTACTATCATAACTACGGGCAACAGACGCCCAACGAATACAAGGAGACTTACAATGGACGCTGGGCTATGGTCGGCATTGTTGCTGGCGCTATTTCTTATGCTCTCACTGGGAACCTCTTCTTCGGGGTAGCTTGACAATGGAATGGACCCTAGGTATAATTACTTCCGTTGCCTGGTTCGTTCTCCTGGCAGCATCCGTAGAAAAACTTTGCGAGACTTACTGATGACCTATTCTGTGACCCTGCGTTCTCCTGATGGCACTGAAACCACAATCGAATGCCCCGACGACCAATATATTCTTGACGCTGCTGAAGAAGCTGGCGTTGATCTACCTTCCAGTTGCCGTGCTGGTGCTTGCTCTGCTTGTGCTGGAAAACTTATCAGCGGCACCGTAGATAATGAGGAGCAATCCTTCCTTGACGACGACCAGATTGCTGATGGATGGGTGCTTACTTGTGTGGCATATCCCACCAGCGACTGTGTGATCTTGACCGAACAGGAAGAGAACCTGTGAGTGCTGGAATGCTGGGGCAACTTGGAGTTGCCCTCCAAAGTCTAGATTGGAATGATCTAGAACTTGAAGTAAAGGTGGCAGGCACCCTAAAGAATGACAAGTTTATTGTTATCAAACCTGTAAAAGAAAAACTGGTATGTAATCCAGATCCTGAATTGAAACAAAAACATCCATATAATGCTTAAATATATCCTCGCTTACATTCGCTGGGGTGATCTAACCTCAGCACAAGAAGACAAACTGGAAACTCTTTCTCTGAAAGAAGTTCTCCTTACCCCCTATCTCATTCGCAAATACTGACATGAAAAAACTTTTCACTCCTGAGGCAGAAATTCTCAACGCACGTCTGGCAATGATTGGTTTCGTTGCTGCAGTCGGATCCTATGTAACTACTGGTCAGATTATTCCTGGCGTGTGGTGATAAATAAAAATTGAATATCGTCGGCGCAAGCCAAAGGGACCTCTGCCAACTAACAGAAAGGTCCCTTTTTATTTGAGTTCTGGAGGTTTATGATTCAAGATCAAGTCTTTCACGTCTACAAAAAGAATACAGATCGCACTGAGGTAATCGCTCATAATCTATCAGTGGATCAACTAGAAGAAAAACTTATCGATAAAAGCGTGGATCTGGCGCAGCACGAGGTCCAACCATGCTATACTGAGTATTCAGAGGGAGATGCCTCCTTCTGAACTCTAAAGAAATTCTAAAGTTCTGAGGGGCTTGACGGATTTCCGAACACCTGCTACAATAAATACATGAACAAATGTTACGAACCTTAAAGCGTTTGTAACATGTTCGAACCCCTGCCGTTTGACCGAGACTAGGCAGGGCTACCAATCCGTCTCTCATATCCTCGCTAAGGGTGCGGGGAGCATAGTATCTCCACCATTTCCCTGATGGTCTTACTATCTTTTTAAAACAATGACTGCTACACTTTCACAACAACGCTCTACTAATGCCTGGGAACAGTTCTGTAACTGGGTAACCTCCACCAACAACCGTCTGTATGTCGGTTGGTTTGGTGTGCTGATGATTCCTACGCTGCTCGCTGCAGCAATCTGTTTCATCGTTGCTTTCGTCGCTGCTCCCCCTGTGGATATCGACGGCATCCGCGAACCAGTTGCTGGTTCTCTAATGTATGGTAACAACATCATCTCTGGTGCTGTTATTCCTTCGTCCAACGCAATCGGACTTCACTTCTATCCCATCTGGGAAGCTGCTTCTCTCGATGAGTGGCTATATAATGGCGGACCTTTCCAACTGGTCATCTTCCACTTCCTGATTGGTATCTATGCTTACATGGGTCGTGAATGGGAACTCTCATACCGTCTGGGTATGCGTCCTTGGATTTGTGTTGCTTACTCTGCTCCTGTTGCCGCTGCTTCTGCAGTTTTCCTTGTCTATCCTTTCGGTCAAGGTTCCTTCAGTGATGCAATGCCTCTCGGAATCTCGGGCACGTTCAACTACATGCTCGTCTTCCAAGCAGAACACAACATTCTCATGCATCCTTTCCATATGCTCGGTGTGGCTGGGGTATTTGGTGGCAGCCTCTTTAGTGCTATGCACGGAAGTCTGGTTACGTCTTCACTCGTTCGTGAGACAACTGAATCTGAATCACAAAACTACGGATACAAGTTCGGACAAGAAGAAGAGACCTACAACATCGTAGCCGCTCACGGTTACTTCGGTCGTCTTATCTTCCAATATGCTTCCTTCAATAACTCTCGTTCGCTACACTTTTTCCTTGCTGCTTGGCCTGTTGTCGGTATCTGGTTTACTGCCCTGGGCGTTAGCACAATGGCATTCAACCTCAACGGTTTCAACTTCAACCAGTCCATCATCGACTCACAAGGTCGTGTGCTCAACACCTGGGCAGATGTGCTGAACCGTGCTGGTCTTGGAATGGAAGTCATGCACGAGCGTAATGCTCACAACTTCCCTCTCGACCTTGCTGCTGCTGAAAGCACTCCTGTTGCTCTCACCGCACCTGCTATCGGTTGATCTGGATAAAATAAAATCTCTAGGGGGCTTCGGTCCCCTTTTGTTTTCTTTGGAGATAATAAATGGTTTCATCTACACTTTCACAACCTATTCAACAGAGAGGATGGTTCGATGTACTCGACGACTGGCTTAAGAGAGATCGTTTCGTTTTTGTTGGCTGGTCTGGACTTCTTCTTTTTCCCACTGCTTACCTTGCTCTTGGTGGTTGGCTTACTGGAACAACTTTCGTTACGAGTTGGTACACTCATGGTCTTGCATCCAGTTATCTTGAGGGCGCGAATTTTCTTACAGCAGCAGTTTCTACTCCAGCAGATTCTATGGGTCATTCTCTTCTTCTGCTCTGGGGTCCTGAGGCTCAAGGGGATATCGTCCGCTGGTTCCAACTTGGGGGACTCTGGACTTTTGTGGCGCTCCACGGGGCTTTCAGCCTGATTGGTTTCATGCTTCGCCAGTTTGAGATTGCTCGCCTGGTTGGCATCCGTCCCTATAATGCTATTGCTTTCTCTGGTCCCATCGCTGTATTTGTCAGCGTGTTCCTGATGTATCCTCTGGGTCAATCCAGTTGGTTCTTCGCACCTTCCTTTGGTGTTGCTGCTATCTTCAGATTCCTTCTGTTCCTACAAGGTTTCCACAACTGGACCCTCAATCCCTTCCATATGATGGGTGTTGCTGGTATCCTAGGTGGTGCTCTTCTTTGTGCTATTCATGGTGCTACAGTTGAAAATACATTATTTGAAGATGGCAATCAAGCAAACACTTTCAAGGCTTTTGAACCAACTCAAGAGGAAGAGACTTATTCCATGGTCACTGCTAACCGCTTCTGGTCTCAGATTTTTGGTATTGCTTTCAGCAATAAGCGTTGGCTTCACTTTTTTATGCTCTTTGTTCCTGTCATGGGACTTTGGACCAGTTCTATTGGGATCATTGGTCTCGCACTCAATCTTCGTGCTTATGATTTTGTCTCTCAGGAGATTAGAGCAGCAGAGGATCCAGAGTTTGAAACTTTCTATACGAAAAACATCCTCCTCAATGAAGGACTCCGTGCCTGGATGGCTCCTGTAGATCAACCACACGAAAACTTTGTTTTTCCTGAAGAAGTATTGCCAAGAGGCAACGCTCTGTGATATACTGGGGGTCGAAAGACCCTCTTTTTTTATGGAAATATTAATTTACACGTCTATAGGATGCAAATGGTGTGATAGAGTAAAGGAGTTAATGCAACGAGCAGAAGTTGAATACAAAGAAGTTGTATGGAATCAACTTCCTGGTGAAATTCAAGAGAAACTTCAAGAAGAGCATCCTTATTTGGTTGCTTTTCCTGCTGTGTTCATAGATGAAAAATATGTTGGAGGTGTTGTTGAAACTGCTAAACTATTTCTAGAAAAAGGTTTAGTATCATCTAAAAAAAATGAAAGATCTTAAAATAAATAAAGGCATGGAGCTCATGCTTAGGGGGGCTAAACAGAAGGAAGAAGAAGAGAAACCTCCCTCAAGAGGTTTTGCTATTACAAAGTTTTTTACCCTCCTGAAGAGAAGAGTCTACTTCAACTTAGAACTTTGGTGGGACAAGGAAAGTTAGAGTTCGGAGTTGAACCATGACACAAGCAACAGTCGTTTACTTCTCAGCAACAGTTTCGTTTATTTTTCTCTGCGTTGGTGTGATTGCTGGTTGGACAGCAAACGAAAAGTTACACGAGTTCATGTATGGGAGAGCGGAACAGGATAACATTCACCCAGAGATGCTGGATGACGAAGGTTATCTTATCAACGAAGAACTATTGTCAGTCCGATTCATAGATGAGGACGACGAAGATTACGACGACTAAATACACATACGATATCAATTAGGTTATGCAATTATTACTTCATGAAGTGCTGCAAAAAGTTAGCAACGCTAAAACAAAAGCAGAAAAGATCAAACTTCTACAGCAACATAACACTCCAGCACTCAGACAAATTCTGATTGCTAATTTTGATGAGAGTGTTGTATCAATGCTTCCAGATGGTGACGTGCCTTACAATGCCAATGAAGCACCAGAAGATACAGAACATACGAAACTAGTACATGAGTATCGTAAGCTCTATCTGTTCTTCAAGGGTGGTGCCAACATCTCTCAGACTCGTCGTGAAAGCCTCTTCATTCAACTGCTAGAGGGACTCCACAAGGGCGAAGCAGAGGTTCTGTGTCTGATGAAGGACAAGGCAATTGGAAAGCGTTGGAAGATCACCAAGCAGTGTGTGGAAGAGGCATACCCAACTATTCAGTGGGGTGGTCGCAGTTGAATATTCTCCATCAGAATTGTGATCCCGAGTTAGCAAACGACAGGTCTTTACCTCACACTGCTTATCTTATAGAGTATGATGATGGAAATAAAGTTTGCTATGACATTGCTATATCTTCTAAGAAAGTAGAAATCTTTGATTATTATTGGGATAAGTATCGCAATGTAATCAGCATGAAACAATCAGAAGGTAGAGTGAATCCTAAAATCTGGCAAGACCCACGCAAGAAAAAGAAATGAACTCAGATCCACGAGGACAATGGTGTATTTTTTACACCAAGACAAAGGAAACCGTTTGGCATACGATGAAGCTACAACGTAGTGATGGTGTCCTCGTGTCTGCTAAAACTTACGATGAGGTTTTTAAGTTCGTAAAGTATCAAGATGCCTGGCAGTTTGCTAAAAATCTTATCACTGATGGACCAGAACCAAAGTATGATGCACAAGTAAAGAGAGTGTGTCGTGCTAGAGGAGATGCCTTCTACCTCTCAGGAAATTAAGATATTGTAAAGTGTATTTGATTTTACAATCTTTGTGATATAATTACTTATACGTTCATTCGCTATTTGCGGATAGCGAACGCAAGTAAGTCGCGGAACGGATCGTTCATCTATGGAAACACTCATCCTCACATGCTTACAGGCACGTCTTATTGTTGCTAGGGTCAATATTGCTGACCTATCACCACAACAAAAGAATGATTTAATCTGGGAAGTCAAACAAGTTTCCCCTAAGGAGTGTAAAATAGACGCAAACGACTGAAGGAACGGGGCAGCAATCCCATTTCTTTAGGAGTAACCCAATGGCTAAAGTCACATATCGTGGATGTCAGTATGATACTGAAACACCTAAGCAGGAGTTTCGTTCATGGCATCGTAAGGTAGATATCAGAGATCATGTTTATCGTGGTCAGCACTACTACCCAATTCAAACTATGGATGCTGACACTAAAGAGGCAATCTATCGTCTCTGAAGCGTACAACTTGCAAAGAAAGGGCACCTTGACGGGTGCCTTTTTTTGTGCTAATATTCTGACAGACGATGCCATACATATGGATAGAGACAAACTCAAACTCATCGTTAGAAATCTAAAATCTTTGGTAGATCTATTGGAGTCTGAAGTATATTCAGATCCCGAATCATATAAATTTGATAACAGAAAGGACAGATACTATCAAGATTTAGATGACGACGATGGATATGCAGATTAGAGAGAACCCTATGAGACTTAAAACAACTATCAAGGCAGCAAAGAAAGCAATTGAGCTTGCGGAAAAGAACCCGATGCTGTATAGTAATGAAGAGATCGCTTACATGAAACGAGCACTTCGCATGGCAAAAGAAGATCTCAAACGCAAACGTGAAAAGATGAGTAAAGGATTCAAGAATGAAGCAACAACATGGGTCAGTCAAACTAGTGTCAGTGACGCCACAGGCGGAACAGACGATGGGGTACGTAGCGAGGGTGAGCAACCCGAACAACCAGGAGAACCCTAACGTCGCTGGTCTGCTCAAGTATTGTATCAAGCATCAGCACTGGTCTGTGTTTGAGCAGGCACACATGACGCTAGAGATTGAAACCAATCGTGGTATCGCAGCTCAAATTTTGCGCCACCGTTCGTTTACATATCAAGAATTCTCCCAGCGTTATGCTGATAGTTCTTTGTTGGCAAATGAAATCCCTTTGTTTGATCTTCGCTCGCAAGATACTAAGAACCGTCAGAATTCTATTGATGACGTTGATGATTTCACCAAGCAACAACTTGAGATCACTATTCAGAAACACTTTGCTTCTGCCATGGATCTCTACAAGACTATGCTTGACAAGGGAATTGCAAAGGAATGTGCCCGTTTTGTATTGCCTCTGGCAACTCCAACTCGTATCTACATGACTGGCTCTGTGCGTTCATGGATCCACTATATAGATCTACGCAGTGCCCATGGCACTCAAAAAGAACACATGGATCTTGCTAATCAATGTAAGCAAGTGTTCGTAGAGCAATTCCCTATTTGTGCCGAAGCATTGGAGTGGAACTGATGGCAACATACCCTGTAATCAATACTAAAACTGGAGAACAAAAGGACGTTGTTATCAGCGTCCATGACTGGGATCAGTGGAAGATTGACAACCCAGAATGGCAGCGTGATTGGAGTGATCCATCTACCTGTCCTTCATCTGGAGAAGTTGGTGAATGGAGAGACAAGATGAGTAAAACTCACCCTGGTTTCCATGACATCATGAAGAATAAGATTGCTCCTCAGGCAGCAGTCAAAGGAAACAGAACTATTACCGACAAGTATCGTTAATCTTATGCCAGTACGAAAGAAGACACAGCACAAAGCACCAGGACAAGGTATGAGTGCGAAGCAACGTAAGCGTCGCAAGCCTATTGATGAGGCATACATGATCCCCATCGAACCTCTCACCCACAATCAACAAATTTTCTTTGATGAGTGGGATAAAGGTCAGATGATTTATGCCTATGGTGTAGCAGGAACAGGTAAGACGTTCGTTGCTCTCTATAAAGCACTCAAGGATGTATTGAATGAATACACACCTTACGAGAAGATCTATATTGTTCGCTCCTTGGTTGCTACTAGGGAGATTGGTTTCCTTCCTGGAGACCATGAAGATAAGTCTTCTCTCTATCAGATCCCATACAAGAACATGGTTCAGTCCATGTTTGAAATGCCTGATGACAACAGCTTCGAAATGCTGTATGATAACCTGAAGGCACAAGAAACCATCTCGTTCTGGAGTACCAGTTTCATTCGTGGCACCACTCTCGATAATTCTATTGTTATCGTAGATGAATGTCAGAACCTGAACTTCCACGAACTTGATAGTATCATCACTCGTGTCGGACAAGATACCAAGATCATTTTCTGCGGTGATGCTAATCAATCTGACTTGCAGAAAACAAATGAGCGTACAGGAATCTTAGACTTCCAACGCATTCTACAGAACATGGATGAGTTTAGTCTTATCGAATATGGTATCGAAGATATCGTTCGTTCTGGTCTTGTCAAGTCTTACATTATCAACAAAATCAATCTTGGTCTATGAAGTTGTTTAATCATGTGGGACTAGATCCTATCGAAATGTCTGCTGAAATGGTGGATGGCAAACGTGTTTACCTCACACCTACTGGAGATAAATTTCCATCTGTCACCACTGTGATTAGCAACAATAAAGAAAAGATGGCGGGCATTGCTCGCTGGAGAGAAAGAGTTGGGGTGGAGAAAGCAAATGCAATCTCCACTCGCTCTACAAATAGAGGAACAAAGTATCACTCTATCGTAGAAGACTACTTCAATAACAATCTTGATCTCAAAAAGTATAGTAAGTTCCCGCTTCCTGTCTTGATGTTCCAGCATTCTAGGGATGTTTTGGACCGCATAAATAACATATACTTACAGGAAGCGGCGCTCTATTCCAAACATTTGGAGTTAGCAGGACGTGTTGATTGTATCGCTGAGTTTGATGGCGTCTTATCTATCATTGACTTTAAGACAGCTGCCGAACCAAAGCGTGAAAAGTATCTCTATGATTATTTCGTTCAGGAAACTGCATACGCATGTATGCTTCAAGAACTTTACGGTCTGTCAGTAAAGCAGCTCGTAACAATCGTTGCTTGTGAAAACGGAGAAACTCAGGTCAAGGTGCTTCCACCTAAGAAAGAATATTTCATCAAACTGATGAGTTACATCGAAGAGTATCAAGAACGATATGGAGAAAAAACAATTATTAGAGGATAGATTTATGACCGCTGCGAAATTCTCGCAGGAAGTGGAAAAGATTGCACTACACAATCCAGATATGAATTATATTGATTCGGTTATCCACTACTGCGAACTGAATGAAATTGAAATAGATAGTGTAGGTAAGTTGATTAGCAAACCTCTAAAGGAAAAACTCCGTCATGAGGCACAGCAATTGAACTTCATGAAGAAAACCAGTCGTGCCAAGTTGATGCTAGTATGAGCTTCTTTCAATCTGAATTAGTCCGTGGTGACATCCAAGAGATGATGACACTACAGCAGTTCTGTTTTAGATCTGCTATGAATTTTGTTCTTCTTGATGACGAGAGGAAGTTAGAATACTTTGAGAAACTTGAGGAACTAATTGACAAACAAAAAACTTTTTACTTCCGTATTAAATTAAGTGACGATCCTGAGGCTGTCTCTGTACTAGAGACCATGAAGCAGGGTATCATTATGTTAGGTGCCACTCCTGGCACCACCGTTGAACAGATGTTTGACGAACTGCTGGAGAAGGTCCGAGTCATGAAGGACAGACTCCAAAGTGGCACAGAGGATTGACGCCCGACTCTGTGCCTGTTATAATGACTGAGTGATAGGGCATCACACAAACCAAATCCAAACTAATCCGAGAAAATCCTATGTCTTTTGCTGATCTTAAGCGTAAATCCCAGAACAACTTCTCTTTCCTTCAGAAAGAACTTGAGAAGTCATCCAGCGGTAAGAACGTTGATGAACGCTTCTGGAAGCCCGAGGTTGACGCTGCTGGTAACGGTTATGCCGTGATCCGTTTTCTGCCCGCTCCTGAAGGGGAGACGGTGCCCTGGGCAAAAGTGTATTCCCATGCCTTCCAAGGTCCTGGTGGGTGGTACATTGAAAACTCTCTCACCACTCTGAACGAGAAGGATCCCGTTGGTGAGATCAACCGCCGCCTGTGGAACAGCGGTAGTGATGAAGATAAAGAGACTGCTCGTAAGCAGAAGCGCAAGCTCCAGTATTACAGCAACATCTATGTCGTGAAGGATCCTAAGAACCCTGAGAACGAGGGTCGTGTGTTCCTCTACAAGTATGGCAAGAAGATCCATGATAAGATCCTTGCTGCTATGCAACCTGAGTTTCAAGATGAAGACCCCGTGAATGTCTTTGATCTTTGGGAAGGTGCTAACTTCAAACTGAAGATCAAGAAGGTTGCAGGTTACTGGAACTATGATTCTAGTGAGTTTGATTCTGTCTCTGCTCTGAGTGCAGATGATGATGAACTGGAAGCAACCTGGAAGAAAGAATACTCTCTTGAGGCATTCACTTCCAAGGATCAGTTCAAGACCTATGAAGAACTGGAAGCACGTTTGAATCTCGTGCTGGGTGTTACTTCCCGTCCTGCTCGTCAGTTTGTTGATGAAGATGAGGAAGAGTTTGAGCCTGTCTCTACTCCCGAACCTTCTTCATTCCGTTCGCGTGTGACTGCTGCTCCTTCTCCTGTGAAGGAAGAGGCAGTTGTTGATGATGACGATGCTCTGTCTTACTTCGCTCGTCTCGCAGAAGAAGATTGATGCTTCGTAAGATCTTCACCCATCCAGTAACACATTTCAATCTGTTGGTGGTTGGGTTTCTTATTCTAGTTCAGATAGTTCATACCGATGCCCATTATAAAATGGAAGCACATGGTATGGGTGGAAGCAAAATCGAATAGTGAATTCTATTGGCGGGGAAAAAATTTTCCGCCAATTTTTTTGTCAAAAAGTCGCGTCAGATTCTTGCTCTCTTCAGTCTAGAAGAAACATAATCATCACTCTTCTTATATCTGTTTTGTTTTCTGAAGTCATCAACAAACGATTGGAAGTATTCATATTTTAGAATGAATACTTCTCTTTTCTTTTCATTTTCAGCAGTGAAGTGTTCCATTACTGTTACTGGTTTGGAAATTTGATTTCCATTTTTAATAACATATGCTCCGTTTGAGAGAAGGAATTTGTGCTGACTGTTGTAGAACGATTGATCTACATGAAGACCTTCTTGATATTGTCCGTATTCATATGTCTCATAGTGGTGGATTGTTCCATATGGATCAGAATACTCTGATTCCACTAGTTTAACTAGTTCATTGTTTGTAAGAGGCCAGTCAAACTGTGCGTTAATAATATTGTTTGATAGTAAAACAACCCAATCATACATTGGATCACCATAAAACTTTTGAGCTACATGCTCTGGTCTTTCTGTTTCCTGTATGGAATATAAGTTAAAGAATACAGCACTCTCAAATATGTTTGGATTTAATTGGAATCTTCTGAAGAAGTTCTTGGCAACTGTAATATCAGATTCTGTGAATGGATATCCAATGGGTTTGATTGGATATTCTATGTTAGGTACGAGAGAAAAGTACATTAGTGACCTCCATGCAACAACTTATTGTTGCCGAACTTGAGAGTAGCAGCATCCACTTCGCCAATATCTTCTCTGTATACGAGTTTGAGTTCCTTAAATTGCAATCTAAGTTCTGTTGATACTGGATAACCATCTCTAGTAACAGCATACCCATTATCAGATGTGTAATTTACATCAACACCAACCAAAGCACATGTCTTATATTGTGGTAAGAATGGATGCAATCCGCCACCTTTCATGAAAGCAAACTTACACACACTTGGAACACTAATAAAACCAACTTTGTCTTTAGCTTCTTTTCCAAGCGCACCAACTACACCTGGAGTTTTTCCTCCTTGTTCTCTTCCTGGTACTCCAAATGATGGATGCAAACACTTCTTGAATGTTCTTACAATTTCATAAATTATTTCTGCTTCATTTTTATTATTTGGAACTAGTTTAAATGTGAAATCTATTCCTCTCATTTGGGGAGAATCGTATAGAAGTTCTGTGTTTGGGTTGGTTACTACACCAGCAGCAGAAGCAAACAGATCATTTCTGCTTAAAGATTCTCCAGTTACTTTGGCAATCTCATTCCTGATGAAATCAGCACCTTTAATCTCTGGCATTCTTCCCACTGCGTTCATTAGGTTTTCGAATTGACCTGCCGCAGCTTGTCCGATATTTCCTCTTCTCAGTGCCATGCCACCTCTAATCTTGGCAACAGCAGTGTTACTAAATGATTTATCATTCCAACTCGCACCATATGTTGAGCTAACATCTGGTGGCATGTATAGGACAACTTGACTTAGTTGTGTATCAATTGATAGATTGGTTGTAGAAAGATTGTATTCTTCTAGAGTTCCATATTCTCCAGATCCTTGCTGTGCGAAGTTTCTTTGAAAATTAAAAGTTCCTACTCCACCTCTTCCAAATGGTGCCTCATATCTATAGAACTGAAATAGCATGTAATCAGTTTCTGTGTCCTTTATATCCGCTGGATATCTTAAGGAGAATTTATGTGCGTTGTTTCTTAGATCTGTTTTTGTTGGTGCTTTTGTCTGAACTTTAAATTGAATTTGATCTGGACCAGCAAGATTATCTTTTGCTTCACGTAATTTTTCTAAAAGATCTGCAGCAATATCCAATCCAAAAGTTCCCAGAAAATTTCCTGGGGGAGTTTCTAAAATTTTATCAATACCAATAGCTTCTATGGGACCCCATAATGCTTGCGGAGCTATTTGTTTCCACCAGGCATCTACTGATGGTGGCTGAGTTGATTTTGTTTCAGTGCTGGTTTTATTTTCACTAGCTACTTGCTGTGCTACTGGTTGTGGATCAGCCATTACTTCTTCTGTCCTTTGATTTTGTCATAGAATGTATTGTTGGTTTCTTCCCAGACAATTTGCTTGTCAATTGGAAATGACAGTCCATTGATATTCTTCACAAATTCCTCAGTTGGCAACAGAATAGCAGTGTCCCATTCAGCTACAGCGAGATCAATATATAGTCCTTTTTCAACATGATCGTGTATGTATTTATGGAAACATGCCTTAGGAGCATCAATTATTCCACTGGATAATTTTTTCACAACACCAAATCTTCTTTTGGGTGACATGTAGTGTAGATTGATCCCCCAAAATTCATCTTTGGTTGATTTTAAGACATAAACCAAAGGAAACTTATCATAATAAGGTAACCATCTCATCTTTGCTTTGTATTCAAACATGTAAAGATGACCTTCTGCTGTAGAACTTCGTATTTCGTTCTCTTCTTGCTTTTTTCCTATAGTATATTTTGTATTTGGTTTGTAGTTACCAGTGATCTCTTTTACTACTCCTCTATACCAGGAAAATGGTTTTCCTTCTCCTGCTGACTTTTTCTTGACTACATCTAGAATAGTTTCGTAGTCTGTTTTAGTCTCTGTTTTTGTTTTTGATGCGAATCCTGATGCCATTGTTATACTCCTAAATGGTCTTCGGTGAGTATCAAGAAGTTCATCTGCCTGTCTTCACAATACTCACGCGCAGCGGACCATTTAGATTGGTTCTTTGCAAATGTTAAAGCCGCATTACGATAGGCAGCAGTTTTTTTGTTTTTGTCATTCGGGGGTTGTGTTTGTTTTTTGGGTTTGATTTCAATAATATACTTGGTGAGCTTTCCAGTCTTCTCGCGCACCTTGATATAAAAGTCTGGAAAATATCGCCTCACCTTACCATCGGGAGCACGGTAAGGAATGATTACCTCTTCGCTCCCCCATTCTACTATTGAAGGGTTGTTATCACAGAACACCATGAACTTTCGTTCCCATAGCGATCTATAGATAACACGAGTTGGGTTTCCGCGATACTTTCCAGGATTTACAGGTTTGTAAATTCCAGAGTATGCCATAAATATAGTTGGACCAACATAGGTATTTAGTGTGTCTATAGACAACTTCCTAAAGAAAATAAACGATCATGGTGGTTTTGCAACAAGCAACAACTATGACATTCAGTTTAATTTAACAACTCAGGTGGCAGCAGCAGTAAAACCATTTTATGATGCTGAGGTAGTTAAACTTCTTTGTGATGAGGCACAATTGCCAAACGTTGGAGCTGTAACTGGAAGTATCGCTGGAAGATACTTGGGGGAGGGTCAGGTAAATTATGCCACCATGAGGCAGTATTCAACATTCCAACTTGGATGGACGTTGACAGCAGATCTAATGCCTCTAAAGTTCATTCAAACATGGAATGATTTTATTTTTGGTGAGAATCATACTGGATCTTTTGCTGGTACTAGTCCAGAAAGTCTGAGAAGCACCAAAACAAGATTGCAAAAAAATAGATCAACACGCTTAGCATATCCAGACGAATATCGTTGTGAGATTAGGATTACTAAGGCAGAAATCGGTCCAGAAAAAACTCAAGAGAGAGCACCCATTACATATATCATGGAAAATGCTTGGCCTTCTGAAATCGATGCAGTTCCACTTTCTTATGGTTCAACGCAACTTGTTAAATTTACAGCACAGTTCCAGTATCAAAGACATCATGTTATAATGAATGACACTAACTCACAGCAATTTAAGAGAGTAAAAACTCTTTATAGCAATGGTAAATATGTTGGAATAAATGCCCCACGGAATGGCGGAAGTATCCTTGCTCCTGGACCAGGGGGCGATTTTTGAAAATTTACTTTTCAATTCCATAAAAGTGGGAAAATTTTTTCCGCCAAAAAATCGTTAAAAAAGTTGCACTAAATATTATTACTGAATTAGAACATCATGGCATTACCGAAGATTGGTTATCCTACTTATCCTATAACTGTTCCATCAACTGGCAAATCCATCAAAATTAGACCTTTTACGGTAAAGGAAGAAAAGGTACTTTTATTGGCTTCAGATGATGGTGACGAAGCAGCGATCAAAACAGCAGTTAGTGATTTGATCGAGAATTGCATCGTAAGCAAAGGTGTCAAAGTTACCGATTTAACTAACTTTGATCTTGAATACATCTATCTCAAAATTCGCTCAGTTTCGGTTGGAAGTCAAGTAGAATTTGTTATCACATGTAAAGATGATAATGAGACACAAGTTCCATATACTGTCGATTTGGGTGATGTTGAAGTAACATTCCCAGAGGGTCATGAGAAGAATATCATGATCGATGATGAAACTGGTATTGTGATGAAATATCCAGGTTTTGATACTTTTGTCGATATTCAGTTTTTGAATAAGGGGTCTGATGAAGAAGTTTTAGATATTATCTCAGATTCCATCGATCAGCTCTTTCAGGGAGAGGATGTGTATGACAAATCAACAACATCAAAGAAAGAATTGAAAGATTTTATTGAATCTTTGACTAAAGAGCAATTTAAGAAAATTTATAAGTTCTTTGAAACCGTTCCAAGACTATCTTACGAGTTTGAAGTAAAAAATCCAAAAACTGGGGTCGTCAGTCAGTATATTATTGAGGGACTTTCTAATTTTTTCGGATGAGTCTCTTCCATATGAATTTGGAAGGGTACTATAAAACTAACTTTGCTTTGATGCAGTACCATAAATATAGTTTGACGGAAATTGAGAATTTAATGCCGTGGGAACGTGATGTTTATACGGCATTACTCCAGCAATATCTTGAAGAACTCAAAAAGACCCAAGAGAGCAGGTAATGGCATCTTACGCTTACGGAATTAGTCAAGTTAATCTTGATCCGAAAAAAAGGCAATTTACGGTAACAGCGGACAAAAAAACCGCGAAAGCTGGTGATGTCATTACATTTAAAATCACTGCATCAAAGAAAGGGACTATCGAGACTGGATTTCCAGAGATTACTGCTAGACCATGGAAACTGTCTTCAAATTTTACCCCAGCAGATATTGTTGGTGGAAAAACAAGCGGTATCGCGTATTTTAAAGAGAATGGAAGTGGGTCGTTAGAAGCAAAGGTAGAAATAGGCATCTCTGACTATTTTGAAAGACCAGATCAGACTACTTTAAGATTTACTGTAATTGATGATACTTATACTGGAATTAGTACGGTTTTAGAAAACTTTGGTTTGGGGTTCAAAGATGGTCCCCACGCAGACGTTAAGATTATAAGTGGCAATGATGAACTTGAGAAGATACGAAAAAGACTCAAGGGTGAGAATAGAAAACAACTAAGAGAAGGAAAAGACGGTAAGTTAGTAAGACAGGACCCTATTGAGAGGGTTCGTGTTAGAGAGATTGGAAGAAGAGCACTTCCTAGTGGAACCAATGCATTGCCAGGATCAACTCCAAGGGCATTGCCACCAGCAATGAAACCGTTGCCTGGTCCTGGTATAAAACCAATCACACCAGCAGCACCACCACCAATGTTGCCACCAGCAGCTCCAGTTGCTGCTAATAACATTGTTCCTTCTCCACGAGCATTGCCTGCAAGCAAGCAAATTATTGATGTAACTCCAATTAGTAAAAGTGTAACACCAATTAGTCCAGCGGGAGGATCACTAGCAAAATCTGGAGTTGGTGCCGTAGATGATGTTGGTGGAGCACTAGCAAAAGCAGCTGGTGGAGGCGGTGGTGCCTTGAAAGGAGTTGGTGGTCTTGCTAGAGGTGCTGCTGGTCCTCTTCAAGGAGTATTTGCTGGAGCAGACTTTGCAAATAGAATGGAGTCGGGGCAAAATGTTTTGCAGGCAGGATCTGGTGCAGCAGCAGGAGCTGCGGGTGGTATGGCTGGTGCTAGTGCGGGGATGGCTATAGGAGCAACTCTCGGATCCGTTGTTCCTTTCCTTGGAACTGCTATTGGTGGTGCCATTGGTTCTGCCCTTGGTGGAATGGCAGGATCTGCCTTGGCATCTGGAGCAGCAGATGCCCTAACTGGAGCAAATAATCCAGAACCAGTTCCATTCAAGGAAGGCGGTACTATTATTCCTGGAATGGAGAATATGCCATTCAATGTTGGTGGAATGCCAGGTGTTTTCAATGAACCTGGAAATCCAGAAGTGATGAGTATTCAACCTCTGGATAAGATCAAGGAAGGTATGAATTCCTTCAAAGATATGTTTGGTGGAAAACCAAAAGAATATGAAGGACTCGCTGATGCAATCGCTGACGCTATGGAAGAGCGTGGAATTGGCGATCCATTCGGACTAAAGGGTGGTGGAAAGGGAAGAACTTTTGGTAATATGACTTCCGATTTAGCAAAGCATACAATGAAAGGATTGAAAGAAATCTTTGGTGGTGGTAATAATAATGGCGGCGGTGGATATGGTGGTGGAGGTGGTGGTGTTGTTCCATCTACCACTAGTGTTTCTGGAGCGGCATCTGGAAATATGGTTAAGGGAGCTCAGATGATTCAGAGTGCTGGTGTTCCTACAAAGGGTGCAGCATATCTTGCTGGCAACATTCAACAAGAATCGTCTTGGAATGGTCAGCGTGATTGGGGACAAGTTAAGGGAGATGGAACATCACGCAATGGAGGATTGGTATCTTGGGCATCATGGGCGAATGACCCTTCTCGCCTTGGTAAAATTGAAGGATATCTAGGCAAGAACATTAAGCAAGCATCTGACGGTGAGCAGATTAATGCAATGTTGTGGGAGATGAAGAAAGATTATCCAGGAGCATATAAAGTCTTCATGGATCCTAATGCTACAGATGCTCAACTAGTAAAAGCATCTAAAGAATATTGGGGTTACGGTGAAGAAGGAAAAAGATACGAATATGCACAACAGGCATTGCAGAGTCTGCAGCAATCTGGTGGGGCAATGGCATCTGCCCCAGGCGCTGCTCCTGCTGCTGGAACTCAAATGTCACCAGTATTCCAGAGACCTGGCGGTGGCACAACTGGTGGTGGATTCCAGCAAGTAAGTTATAGTCCAACTGGAGGTCAATCTCCTTATGGTGCTGGTGCTTCAAGTGGAGCAGCTCAACCTGCAATGCAAAGAAGTGGTATTAGTCAGGCATCACTTCCTCCATTGCCACCAACTGATACACTTGGCGGTGGAGTTCAGAGATATGGTGCAAGTAGAGATAATGGAGCAAGAAAACATGCTGGTGTAGATTTTGACATTAGTGGAAACCAACAGTTCTACAGTAGAATTGGTGGAGTTGTTGATGGAACTCCATTTAGATATGGTGCTGATGGGTGGGCGATCGACATATACAATCAGCAAATGGGCGTATATGAAAGAATTGCAGAAGCACAAAAAGTTTTAGTTAGACCAGGACAAACAGTTCAACCAGGGCAAGCTGTAGTTCAGGGAGAAAGCGGAACTGGTGTTATCCACTATGAAATCAGAAAGAAACCTGAAGGTGGATTTGAAAATAGTATGGATCCTATTGCATTCTTGAATGGAACTGGATCCAATCCTACATTGTTAGCAGCGGGTCCTGGTGGTGGACCTGGCGGCGGTGGAGGTGGTGGAGAAACTGTAGATCCAGATGCTCCAACTGCAGCTGATGCAGAAGCATTCTTTGGATTTGCTGGAGCAGCGCAAGGTCTTGACATGAAATCTCCTCCTCAGATGTCAGCACCAGCATCTTCTGGAACATCCCCAAATCAGTTATTGCAAACATCAGCACAGACGACGATTGCATCTAACTCAGGTGCTCCAGTAATTGTTAATGCTCCAACAACTAGCGTGTCTTCTAGTGATGGTGGCGGTGGAGGAGGAGATACAACTGCTCAACAACCAGGATCTACTATGTCAGATTCTGGATTGCTGGCATTTGTCGCAAATCAACAACTAATGACTTTGGGAGCTTGATATGTCTGAATTGCAATCACCAAAGGATTTTATCCTAAAGAAAGCAAATTTGTATTTTGCTGGTTCTAGTAAACCATATGATATTTCTACGTTAGTATATTCATACAAGTATTTTGAAAGTATCACATCTCCAACAGTTGCTGCAACGTTGGTTCTTGCTGATAGTGCTGGATTATTGACTGGAAGCAAAGAACAAAAAAGACCACCACTTCAAGGCACAGAAAGGATTGAACTTATCATCCAACATTCTTATTCCGAAGAACCAATCGTGTATATTTTTCGCGTATGGAAAATTGGTAATAGAGCATCAATGAATAAGACTCAGGTTTATACCTTAGGATTAATTTCTGAGGAAGGACTCGTTAATGAAGCATCTAGTATCTCTGTAACATTATCTGGAAAGAGCGAAGATATTATTCAAAAATCTATTCTAGAACAGGCTCTTAAAACAGAAAAAGCATTTGAGAAGGAGGCGAGTCTATTCGAACATAAAATTACCACAAGTAGAAATAGACCTTTTGATATTGCAGCAAAACTTGCACCTAAAACTGTGAGGGGACCCTCTGGCAGTGTCGGAACATCTAGAAATACTATGGCAACTAGTACAGAGAAAGTAGAAGGAACTGCTGGATTCTTTTTCTGGGAAACAAATAGGGGATATAACTTCTTTTCTGTAGATTATCTTTGTGACGTTGAAAACGATAAGGTCAAGACATGGGGACCATACGAAGAGCAAGTAGCAAACCTAAGTGATTCCGATGATGCTAGAAATCGTATAGAACAGGTTACCTTTTCGTCAGAATTGGACTTGATGAAGTCTTTAAGAAAGGGCAAATATGCTTCGGTCGTAGTATTCTTCAATCACTCAACAGGTCAATACGAAGAATACGTTTATAGTCTAAAAGAATCATATGACAAGATGAAGCATCTTGGCGGTCAAGAAAAGATGGAAGATTTGCCAGTCACTCTACAACAATTATCAGACTATCCTACAAGAGTGATGAGTATCTATCTGGATCATGAAAGTCACTACAGTAAGACTGGTATTGCTTCACCAGATGATACAGATGGGTCGAGTGATCCTTCCAAATTCTCTGATTGGCAAAAATATTATGCTACTCAATCATTAACGCGATATAGCATGATGCAGAATCAAACTGGAACTATTATTATCCCTGGTAATCCGTCTATGTGTGCTGGAGATAGAGTTGATATCAGAATTAGATCAAAGTTGTCGGATAAAGAAACAGAAAAACAACCATGGGATACAGAAACCAGTGGAATATACTTGGTTCAAGAAGTAGTCCATAGATATGCTATGACAGAAGGTGCTAATGGTGTTGTTACAACAACTGTAAATATCATGAGAGATACTTTCGGAATGAAAGATGAAGGATCGTTGCGAGACAATCCCTGACGTAGTAGAATAAATAATGTATACGGAGGTAACTTTTATGGAAAATATTGAAGCACATATTGAGGCAGATAAGGAAGAACTGTCCAATCCAACCATTTCTGCTCAACGTCGTCGTCACATCGAAGGCGAACTGGAAGAACTAACAGCATATGCAGAGCGTCATCCAGAAGACTCTCATGATCCTACCCCACTAGAGTTATATTGTGACACACATCCAGATGCACTTGAGTGCAGAGTATATGACGATTAATTGACATGGATAATGCGTTTTCCAATTTAATCCCCCAATATCGTATTGGAAGAGACGGATTCAACTGGTGGATCGGTCAGGTAGAAAAAACTTCCCGAGGAGAAGAGGGAGTAAAGGGGGCAAATCGTTACAAGGTTCGTATTGTCGGGGAACACCTCAAAGATTGTGAGGTGGTTCCTACTGATGACTTGCCATGGGCTAGTGTAATGATGCCCGTTACCGTACCATTTAATGTTGGTAACACTACTGGAGCGCATTCTCAACTCAAAGAAGGATCTTGGGTTATTGGTTTTTATCTAGATCCAGAAAAACAAAAACCAATCATCATGGGATCAATTGGTATGACCCCAGGTGCGACAAAGGTTATTACTGAATATGATCCAGGAAAATGTAATTCATTTACAACATTTATTGATCCGAACATCAATATCGCTAAGGATGGTTTTCCGCCACCAGCAAATAAGAAAAGTGAGTCATCATCACAAACTGATAAGCAAGCACCAAAAAGAGAACCACAACCAGCAACAGAATCTGGCATACAGACTGGAAAAGATATATTTGATCCAGAATTAGCGGCTAAGTTTAATTCTAACTTTAGAACAGATATTGATCTTGGTCTTAATATTGATAATAAGAAAATCTTCGGCAATGGTGGAGGAACGTTCGCGGCGTTTTCTACCAATAAAGAGGGATCTGAGTCTGTACAAAATATAACGGAGTTGGCATGGGGTTGTATTCAACCTCATGATCCACCAGTGCCATCCGCACAAATTTCTCCTCTGGCAAAAGATGGACAAGCATCTGAAGATTGGTGTCAGGAAGTAGCAAAAAAGTGTGGTCCCGAAGATATGAAGACCACAACAACTCGCATCATTGGAGAATTTTTAGCAGAGGTTCAACGAAATAATGGAAATATTGGAACATACTTGGTAAGTGAATCCACAGGAGCAATATATGATGGTGTATATGTGGCAAGAAGATATGTCAATAAGTTTATATTCGTTGTTAAACATTTTGTTGCCAAGGTAAAGGGATTTATTATAGAAAAACTGCAAGAAGGTGTCGATAAACTAATAAAGGCTTTACTAAAAGCGACAAAACTTGGAGATTCTTTAACAACCGTTGTTGATTGGTTCAACAAGGTGTTGAAAGATCTCGGATGCCAGATGGCAGATATAACCGAAAGATTGGTTCAGTGGGTTACTGATCTTTTGATGGGATTACTTGAAGATGCATATAGAAGTGTTGCATGTTTAATTGATGGACTTGTTAATGGTATTCTTTCCAGATTGACACAACTCATGGAAAGTATTATTGATTCAATACTTGGACCACTTGAAGCAATATTAGGACCAGCAGCACAAGCATTAAATTTGGTTGGTGGAGCGATTGCTAAAGTAATGGAATTCTTGGGAATCACATGTAGTGGTCCAGAAGCAAAATGCAGCAAAGACGACTCTGAATGCACAAATGGAGCTCAGAAAGAAAAGAAAGGAGATTTCCTTGATGACATTCTGGACATGATTGATAATCAATTGTTTCCAGATACAAGTGCGGATTATAATCAATATACTTGCGATGAAGCATACGATGGTAAACCACTGGAAACAACCACCGTTGGATTCAGGGGAGGTACAATTGATACTAATAAAACAAAACCAGGACAGGGCAACTTTACTAACAATAGCTTCTTCAATGTAATTAATTACTCGATTAGTGATGTTACTGTTGTAGAAGGATCTCCTGCTATATTCACAATTAAGAGATCTGGGTATGTTGATGTCGCATCATCTATAACCTTTAAAACTATTAGTGGAACAGCACAATCGGATATCGATTTTATTAAAGTCGATGATATTGTTGGATTTGCCCCAAATGAAACTGAAAAGATCTATGCAGTTAAAACAATCAATGATGGTAATGATGATGAATCTGACGAAAACTTTTATGTAAAAATCGGATTGAACAGTCCGAAGTTAGATAGCGGCATTAAAACTACATTCGAGGCAAAAGGAGCCACATGTACAATTAGTCCTTACGTTAAAGATTCTGTAGATAAGTACAATCCATATAAAGAATTTACTTATACTCCAAAGATAATTGATGACGCACTTACTGCTGAAATCGAGGAAGTATTTGGCGAGGAGCAAACCACTGAATTCAATGAGAGTCCATCAGCCGCTGGAAAATCACAAATACCACAATATTCAGTTACAGCAGATAGAACAATTGCTGAAGCAGGAGATTTTATTGTTTATACAATTACAACCAAGAATGTAGATGATGGAACTGTAGAGGGATATATTTTATCACCAAACTTCAATCCATCCGATATTGTCGGTAAGAAAACATCATCGACATTCGTTATCAATAACAGTAAAGCCACGGTAACAATCGGAATCGAGGATGGTTATACTTCAGATACTGATGAGATATTGAGATTCAATGTTTCATCAACGTCTGCGTTTGCTGATGTTTTAATTAGTTCTACTTTAGATCCAAATGATGATATCTTTGAAGGAAGTTCTGGCGAACCACCTGTATTCACTCCATTTGCACCACCAACTGTAAATCCAGATGAGATTATTACTGATGATAGTGGTAAGATTATAGAAATTCCTGTGGAAAATCCTGGGGGACCATATATAGAACCTCCTTTTGTGTTTATTGGTGGCGAAGGAATTGGTGCCTCAGCAATTGCTCTTTTAGATAATGATGGATTTGTCAGTGAATTGAGAGTTACATCTGGTGGATATGGATATAAGAAGAACCTTCCAGCAGACAATGGAAGAAGGTGTATAATTGATACATTTACTTTAATTCGTCCAGGTGCTGGTTATACCAGTGCGCCAAAGATTTATGTTAATAGTGATCCAAATATTGCCGAAGCCATAATCAACGAGAAGGGTTATGTCATAGGTGCAAGAGTATTAAATAGACAGGCAACGTTCGATGAGATTCCAGAAGTGATTATTATTGGTGGTAACGGTTATGGTGCAAAATTAATACCTTCTTTGGCATGTCTGCCAGAAAGTGGATTGGTTGATCTTGGTGCTACTAAGATTGGCACTGGTAAGTATATTGATTGTCCGTAAGGGGGTTTAAATGGCAAAGAGTAGTTCTTTTAATACAACTGCGGATTATTTAAATAGTACAGCAGCATATAATGTTAAGGCTCCAGAAAAGAAACCAGAGAAGATTGCTTCACCAAAAACTCCTGATGAATCTCAATCTTTAAAGGATTGTATTGATTTTAATTCCGTTTTCAAAATAGATGGAGCACACATCTACACTAGGACTCTGCCAGGAGAAAATGGACAAAAAACATTAAGAATAGATGGTCCATCTGATAGCGCACTTGCTTTAGATTCTCTCGGAACAGTTAGGATTATTACTGGTCAGCGTGATCCAAATAGGGGTGCAGCAAGCGGTAAGTTGCTGATCAAAACAAACGGACAGCAGCAATTACACCAAGAACCATCAATTATTCAATATAATGCTGGTGGGGAAAATAAAGAAGCATGGAACGTTCTTGCATATGGAAACGTTATTCATGAAGCAAGAGGATCCGAATACACTATTCGAGCACAAAAAATTACTCTAATTGCTGATGAAGAATTGAGTCTTATCGGACATGGTGGAGTAAAAATTCAAGCAGGACAAAGTGGAAAGGGACCTATTGATATTGTTGGCGGAACAATAACACAAACATCAACGAATGAAAAGAAAGTAGTTAGTGGACAACAGACCACTGAAGTAGCAGAGCAAACAACAACTCAATATGATCCTAGAGCATCAACTAATTTTATCAGTCCTGGAAGCATAAATCACAAGGTATTGGGTGATTTTAGCGTTGAAGTTGGTGGTGTTTATCACACAGATGTAGCAGGAAAATCATTTGGGGGCGACTCTTTGGTTGATGGTGGAAGAGAATCCTCATATAGAGTTCAAACTGCTGCTGGTGATAGTCAAATGTCTAGCCCAGCAACAAATGTCAATATTGATGGTATTGCCGTTTCGGTAAATGCCAGCGAAGGATTTAACGTCACTGCTGGAGCAAATGTTGATATTACTGCTGCAGCAGAAGTAAATATCACTGGCACAGGAAACGTTACTATTAAAGGTGCATTAATATATCTTAACTGATTGATCGGAAATCCGAATACAAAACTGGCACATGGGGTCTTGTTTTCGGCAAGGAACTCTGCTATATTACTTGTATGGAAATGAGGGAAGCGCCTCAACTACTCGCGCTGATCACTTCCTACAATTCAAGCGGTCGAAGTCGAACCGACCCAACATCTGCGGGTAATCATTCCGCAAGTAAATTAGAGGTATAAACATGCTTAAGTCCACTATCGCAGCTCTTGCTGCTGCTCCCCTTTTCGCTGGCGCTGCGTTCGCTGGTCCTTATGTCAACGTTGAAGGCAACGCTGGCGTTGTTGGTTCTGATTACGTTGGTACTCTCGTTGAGACCCACGTTGGTTATGAAGGTGCCCTGAGCGACACCGTGACTGGTTACATCCAAGCTGGTCCTGCTATCGGTCTGCCTGAGGGTGGCGATGCTGGTGTTGACGTTTCTGGTAAGGCAGGTCTTTCTGTCGCTGCTACCGATAATCTCTCCATCTATGGTGAGTATTGGTTCCTGACTGGTGATGAACTCACCAGCAACATCAAGGCTGGCGTGAAGTACGCTTTCTGATCATTAACTAAACCTTAACGACAAAATCCGAGACCTCTGCTAAAATGTAGAGGTCTCTTTTTTTGAGACAAATAAACCCCGCATAAAATTTTTATGAAAATCGCATTCGCTCTTGCTGCTCTTCCCCTGATGGCAGCTCCTGCCCTTGCTGGTCCTTACGTTGAAAGCAAAACTACTTCTGGTGTTGCTTTTGCCAACGGTGACAGCACTTACAAAGGTGCTCAAACCGAACTTC